ACTGATCTTCGGCGTTCTCCAAGGGGACGAAGATCCACTCTGACTTCACGTCGGCAAACTCGAGATGGTAGGTGTTCTCCGACACCTTCCAGTCGCCCAGCCCCACCAGCCAGGACTGCACGTCTTTCAGGACGGTGTCCTTAAGCTGCTTCAGGGTCTGCCGCACGAACGCCCAGCGGGTGTACCGGTAGCCGTCTGGGGCCTTCGCCTGTGCCATCGAGCGGCGCAGGGCCTCCATCACGCAGGCGGTGGTCTTGCCGCTACCCACAGGGCCGGCAGCGATGCGGCCGAACGCTTGCGACTTCATGAAAGTCGCCATCGTCGGCGGGGCCGTGAAGATGACGGGCATTATTTACCAATGTCGGGGAATTTGGCTTTCACTTTGGCCCGTACTGTAGCTTCGATCGATTTGCCTGAGGCGCGAGCCAGCGCATTTCTGGCATGACTTTTATCGGGAATTGGGTAAGAGCCGCTGCCCTTGCCGCTAGGCCCCTTCCCCTTCCCCGGTAGTGCGAACGAGCTTGACGGTAGCGACTTGCGACTCCGCATCGACAGCTTGGCCATTGCGCTCTCCTGTAATGACCTTGGTCTTGGCTTTGATCTCGGCACTGAGCCTGGCGTCGGCGGCGATGTCGTCGGGGCTACTGACTGCTATTGCTTTGTCGTAGTGCTCGATGACTTCCTTGCCGTCGACGTCGGCCCCCAGATTGATGGTGATGACAAAGCGGTCGGTGATGGCCTTGTCGGTCTTGGCTTCGCCGATGCCGGCCCCTTTCATCAGCAGCTTGCCGACGTCGGTGGATGCCGACAGGTTGGCGTCCGGTTGCATGGCGCGGCGGGTGAGGATCGGGGAGAGCTTTTCGTAATAGGCGAGATTCTGGAAGCGGATGCGTTCCTCGGTCGATAAAGTGCTATTCCATTCGAGCGCGATATGCTCTTTCACCTTGCGAAAATATTCATTCTTTTCAATAAGTTGGTAGTCAGTTTCATCGATTCCAAAGAGCTCGAACGTCTCTTTGTAGTTGCGGATATTCATCACCAGTTCGCGCGCGAGCGCGGCCATCTGGGTCTCGTCGAGCTCTGCCATGAGCTAATTGATTAATCTCGGAGCGTTAAGAAAGTCTTAACGTGGGTCTGTTAGCCATGATTGCATGAGCCCGATTCCACAGTCGCCATTGTCTGCGCCCCATCCACTTGGAACCAACGTCATCAGCGTGACGCCGCCGGCAATGCTGGAGGCGCAATTGCTCAAGCAGGAGCAGGAGCGGGCGGCGGCGCTGGCACCGGCCGACCCCGCCCCGCCGCAGCTTGCCGGCTACATCAAGACCCAGTTCGAGCTGTTCCGCAATCATCGCAACACCGCGGCGGGCTGGTCTGGCCGGTTGCTCGAGTCGTTGCGTGCTTTCAATGGCCAGTATTCGCCCAGCAAGATGCAGGAGGTGCTCAAATTCGGCGGCAGCCAGATCTATGCGCGCCTGACCGCGCAGAAGTGTCGGGCGGCCTCTTCGCTGTTGCGCGATGTCTATCTCGGTGCCGACAAGCCGTGGGCGGTGCGCCCGCCGGCGGATCCGGATATCCCGGACGATATCATGCAGAAGATCACCCAGCTGCTGGCGCACGAGCAGCAGATGGTGCAGCAGACCACCGGCCAGCCGCCGCCGGAGGATGCTGCCCGTATCCGCCGTATGTCGCTGTTGGAGTCGGCGCAGGAAGCGGCGCGCAAGCTGGCGCAGACGCAGGCCAAGACGTCAGAGGACAAGATCGAGGAGTTTCTCAGAAACGGCTATTTTTACCATGCTTTGGCGGAGTTTCTGGTCGATTTGCCCATTTTTCCGTTCGCTTGTCTCAAGGGTCCGACGGTCAAGATCGTGCCGGAGATCCAGTGGCAGCAGGGCAAGCCGATCGTGCAGCAGATCCCCACCATGATGTGGGATCGGGTGTCGCCGTTCGACCTGTGGTGGACACCGGGTGTGAGCGATATCGCCAATGCCAACGTGATCGAGAAGTCCAGCCTGACGCGGGCCGAGATCAACGACATGCTCGACCTCCCCGGTTTCAACCAGGACGAGGTGCGCGCGGTCCTGACCGAGTATGGCCGCGGCGGGCTGTACGATAATTGGGACACCACGGACGCAGAACGCGCTGTGCTCGAGAGCCGGGAGAACCCGGCATGGAACAGATCTGGTCTGATCAGCCAGATGGAGTTTCACGGCAACATCCAGGGCGAGATCCTGCAGGACTACGGCATGCCGGGGATATCGGATCCGCTGCGGGACTACCACGTCGACGCCTATTGCATCGGCAGCCACGTCATCAAGGCCAACTTGTCGCCATCGCCGCGAGCGCGGCACAATTATTTTGTTACCAGTTTCGAGAAGGTGCCGGGAACGCCGGTCGGCAACAGCCTCTGTGATTTGATTGCCGATATCCAGGACGTCGCCAACGCTACCTTGCGCTCGCTGGTCAACAACATGAGCATCGCGTCCGGGCCGCAGGTGGTGGTCAATGTCGAGCGCTGCCGTCCGGAAGAGAACGTCGACGACATGTATCCGTGGAAACGTTGGCATGTCGTCAGCGATCCCGTTGGCAACAATGCCAAGCCGCCGGTCGAGTTCTACCAGCCGCAGAGCAATGCCCAGGAACTCCTGACCGTCTTCAAGGCCTTCATCGACCTGTCCGACGACGTCAGCGCGATCCCCAAATACATCGGCGGCCAGGCTTCCGGCGGGGCGGGGCGCACGGCGTCGGGCTTGGCGATGCTGATGGGCAATGCCAGTAAGATCCTGCAGACAGTCGCGGCCAATATCGACCGCGACATTTTCGAGGTGGCGCTGCAGCAGCTCGCCGACTTGGTGCTGCTGACGGATACATCAGGTGCTTTGACCGGTGAGGAGGACATCTACGTTCAGGGCGTCAATGTTGCCGTGCAACGCGAGACCCAGCGGCAGCGCCAGCTCGAGTTCCTGCAGCACACTAACAACCCCGTAGATATGGCCATCATGGGCATCAAGGGCCGCGGCACGGTGCTGCGCAGCGTGTCGCAGACCATTGGGCTCGACGGCGACAACGTGGTGCCGTCGGACGAGGAGCTCGGCAAGAAGCAGGAGAAGCAGGAGCAGAACGAACAGGTCAAGGCAATCAATGAGCAGGTCGACAAGGGCATCCAGGCCGGGGTCGAGCAGGGGGTGCAGAAGATCGCTTCGGAGCTCACGGCCGGGTTCCTTGCCTCGCACGCCGCAATGCCTGGCGAGGAAGCGCCGGGTGGCTCACCAGGAATGGGAACTCCTCCAGGCGGACCGGGAGGCGGACCGCCTGGTGCCCCACCCGGACCGCCAGGCATGGGAGCTGGCATGGGGGGTCCGCCGCGGCCGGCCAATATGGGCCAGGCGGCCAACCAGGCGCGTGGCAGCCAGCCCACGCCGATGTCCAATGCGCCCGCGCTACCGGGCAACGTGGTCGGGATGCAGCGCAAGCCGATGCAGCCTGGCATGCGGCCGCCACCGATCGGTGGTGGACCAGGATAGTTCTTAACAGGAGAGCTCTATGCCGGACTTCATTGTCAGATCCCGCAAGACCAGCCCGATCACCGACGCTACCGTTAATGCTACATCGCGCGAGCGCGCGATCCAGCAGACGCTCGACACGGCTGCCGAAGGCGAGTCGATCGAGGTCATGAATGTTCAGGAGCTGCCGTCGACTGGACCGACCGGCACCACCGGTACGACTGGCACAACCGGCGCGACCGGCCGGTGAAGATTGCCTGGTCGGCAATCGTCAAGAACGAAAGTGCGGTAATCGAGCGCTGCGTGCAGAGTTTGTTACCGCATATCGACTGCGCGATCGTGGTCGATACCGGGTCGGAAGACCAAACTCCGGAAAAAATATCACGGTTGTTTGCGCAGGCGCGCAAACCATTCGAGCTCTATTACACGCCGTTCGTCGACTTTTCCCAGGCGCGCAACGAGGCCTTGCGCAAGGCGCGCGAGAGCCAGTTGGACTGGGACTATCTGCTGCTGGTCGATGCTGACATGGAGTTGCGGGTCGAGAATCCGGACTGGACCAAGACGCTCAATGGCGGGTCAGCTTACGACATGCGCCAGGTCGGCGGGGCATTGGGCTATTACAACAAGCGGCTGGTATCGCGGCAGGCGACCGGCAATTACGTCGGAGTGACCCATGAGTATCTGGATGTCGCATCATCTGGTGTTATCACTGGTGCTGATTTTGTGGATCATGCTGACGGCCATAATCGGCCTGACAAGCTTGCTCGAGATATTGCTTTATTGGAGCAGGCGTTCGCTACGGAAACACGTCCGGGATTGATCGAACGGTATCGCTTCTATTTGGCGGGTTCTTATTTCGATAAGGGTGATTGGGTCAAGGCGGCGGAGCATTACAAGATCCGAATTGGACTTGGCGGGTTCGATGAGGAGCGTTGGTATGCACAG